GATAAAAACATTTGCTTATATTTCATGTTTTAGTCCTAACTTGATTATTAACGCTGAGGCTCTCTCAGGCGTTAAATCTATTTCAAAATGCATTTCGTCCTTTCGGTGTAAATAATCGCCGCCCCATCGTAGGCCATATTTTTTAGCTAAAGCTTTAATCATTGGTACTTTTTCCGGTGGAAAAGTGCCTATAACATTTAAAGGGTGTTTAGGGGCGTTAAGGTCGATCGCACTGCCGGAGCTGTGATTACTAAGCTTTTCAGTTTGTCCACGAATAGGGCGAAATGCGTAGCCCCAGTCGTCGAGTGCGCCTTCATCTATCGGCTCTATTAACTTATGAAATTCAGCAGCGAAACCGATCAATAAGGGAGCGCAGGCGCTAGCGCATCGTAATTTAATCTTCGTACCCGGTACTAGATAGCTTTTAATATCTATCTCGGCTGGATCTTTAGAGGCTTTCCAACCGTTATGAGAAGTAAGTTTTAACTGAGTAGTAATGATGCTTCTGCCTCAGTTATTCCGAGCTTAGTTAGCAGTGCGGCTTTAGCTGTAACCTTAGCTGCTTTGTCTGCATCTTCTTCGGCCTTCTGCTCTGCGTAAGCGATAGCCATAGCCTCACGCTCGGTTACTTCTTCGGCAGTTAATTCCACCTCAGTAGTTTCACCTGTTGAGCAATTTACTATTATTTTAGTTGCCATTGTTTTTCCTTTCATTATGCGTTGGATATTCCATATAGGTAAGCGGTTGAGTATTGAACTGCAAGATAAGAACCTGCGCTTAATTTAATTGAAGTAATAGCGGCAGTATTAGACCATAAACCAGCCTCAAAATTAGTATAAGCCTGAGTAGCATTGTTTTCAGTAACACCATCTAATGATATAGATTTGTAATTACTGCCAGCATAATTAGGGATATAAAACTCCCAGTTACCAAAGGTGTTAGCAGTTGCCCCAGCACCAGGTTGTCCTAATTGTTGAATAGATGCACCGCTAAAAGTTTGTGATATAACAGAACTGCCATCACCTCGTAACTGTCGCTCTGAATAACTAGAAGTATTGTTATTGAAAGTTAATACAAACTCTTCCATTGTTGCGGCAGACCTACTACTCCTACCACTTAATTTAACTAATAAATCTGTATAAGTAGCAGGTATAGAAGTAAATTCTATACTGGCACTACCGCCTGACCCTACTGTAACACTTGAAATTAAAGTATATGTATTAGCCATTATGCTGCCTTAATTCCGTAGAGTGTAAAGGTTGAGCCTGAATTAAAATTACCGCCACTTTCCATAAATAATGAAATGTTGGTAATAGCAGATGTATTGCGCCATAAATTAACAACAGCATATAAATTAACATTAGGATTATTTATTCTAGCCAGTGAACTTTTGTAAGTTGTTGTATTTGAATAATTTTGTATTTGTATTATTGCATTTGTTTCTGTGTTGTTACTACAAAACCCAAAACGCATAGCAGTACTATTACTTGACCTACCAGATGTAGCCGTACTTCCATTTCCAACAATTTGAGTAAAAGAATAATTACTACCTGTGTCAGAATTAAATTGTGCTCTTATTTGGTCACTTGCAGTAGTAGAATTACCAGCAGCAATTATAAAAACTAAATCAGTATAAGCACCACTAATTGTGCTAAATGTAACTGTTGCCGCCGCACTACCTAAAGTATTAGTTGCTATCTTTTCATATGTTGATGCCATTATGACCCCTTAATTCCGTATAGGGCGAATTGGGAATATTGAGCAAAATCATTACCAGTAGTAGCAAAAGTTATTGAACTAATTACTGGCTGAGATGAATACAACATACCGCTAGATAATTGAATAATACCATCGCCGTTATTATCGTAACCACCTAATGCTCGTACCACTTTATTTTTATTAGTATTTGTGTAATCTAAAATATCCCAAACAACAGCACCAAACACTCCGCTTGTTGCGTTTGCACCTGCACCTACTGACTGAATTGACTCAGTTGTACCACCAAAGGCCGAAGCCGAACTTCCATTACCTCTTAAAGCGTGTGCCGAATAATTACTTGCCTGAGTTGTTATGCCATTAAAATACATTAATACGCCAAAATTAGCCGCCGCTTGTGTGCTTCTTACAATACACCTAACTTGTAAATGCGTATAGGTAGCAGGTATAGAACTTAAAGTAACAGTTGCACTTCCACCTGAGCCTACTGTTGTAGTTGCTATGGATTCGTAACTATTTGTGGAAGCCGCCACACCGCTAGATAAACTGCCGAATATTGTATTAAGCAATTCCGCCTACCACATACCAAGCATCGGTAGCAGTCTTAATGCATACGGCTGTTTTATATTGAGCAAGCGTTGGTGATGCTGCTGTTGCACCTGCACTTAATACTGTAGTAGTAGCTGGTGTTACTGCACTAATTGTGCATGATCCGGCACCTATATTTAATATTGTTATAGCAGTACCGACTGGAAACGCTACAGAAGCATTAGTAGGTATTTTAAATGCTATAGCTGTAGCTTTATTCATTAATTCTAATACTTGATATTGGTCGGCTAGTACTGCTGTGTAGTCTGCTGTATTGGCAGTACCTACAGTAAAGGTTACTAAACCATTAAAAGTAGCTGCTGTTAAAACATCGCCAGTTACGGCTGGTAATCCTGTTGCCATTTAATTACTCCTTAATAAGATAGTACATTTTGACCTAAGACACCGTAATCTACGTTGCCAATTATAAACCCATCAATAACATTTTCCAGTGTAGTGAAGGTAGTTTTCCAGTTATTCGGCGATATATTCATACGTACCCCGAAAATTTGTAGAGTTTTTTCTAGCAAGGATCCGCCCGGCTGAGTGGTAATTACAGTAATTGGATCGAAAAAATCAAGATCTAAAGCTGCAATTATGCCTGTATCGTAATTAGGCGTGTATAGATCTAGGACTATGGCATCGCATCGGATACTAGTTTCCGCTCTACTGGCGGTATAGGCTAAAGCGTAATCTAGCGCTACGGAATCTGTCTGCATAAGTAAATTATCTTGAAAGTAACTATGTAAAAAATATTTAGCAATACTAGCCGCATTTTCGGCTACTTGCGGTGTGCCACCTGTCCTAGTAATAGTAGATTTATTGAATATAAGTGTGTCGTTAAGAATCCAAGCAGCATTAAAATAAAGAATACCCGTACCATTATCTGCGAAAACTGTAGGCGTACCACCAATAGATGAAACAGTTAATAATCGGTCCTGAAACACGAAAGAGCCGGTAGCATCTACATATAGCGCCCCGTATTCGGACGTAGCTACAGTAGTTAATGCTTGCAGCGCTGTTCGATTAGTACCGGGATCTGCCTGCATAGTAGTAAGTCCAGCATCTACATCGCGCATAGTGGCAGGCCAGTCGATTTCGTCTAATATCTGATTAATGCGAGTGCCTGATAAGTTGCCTGCAGTAGCGCCTGTAACAGTACTTATCTGGGCTAACTGCGCAAGCCTGAAAGCATCTACAGCTTGTATTGTAGTAATGGCTAAATCTGCGCCGGCCTGCTCTGGGTAGGTCGTAACATAACTGGTAATAAATCCCGAAAAGATGGGATAAATAATTCCGCCATAAGTAGCAGTAATCTGTACTTTTTTCATAGGTGTTAAAACCTCATAGTAGGGTGAGGCTGGATTAGTTGGGTTGAAGTCGCCATTTTGATCGTACAGACGTAAAGTAAGCGCGCCTGTTTGAAACTGATCCGATAGGGCAGTACGGCCTCGATTAGTTTCTATAGTACTTACTTGATTTGATACATCTACAATTACAGAGGCAGAATCAGCGAATACGTTTGTACCGAATATAGCTTGTCCGATTATTGCAGCCTGAGCAAAACTAGGCCCAGTGCTAAAATTAATTACCGCATTTATTACTGGTAAAGTCATTACGGTAATCCGCCGTTAGGTGCAGTGCTATATCCGCTTCGGTTAGCGATCTGGATACTTTCGGCCATAAGTTGAGCAAATCTATCACCGGACGGTGAATCAATTCTTAAATTTACATCTACTGACCTATTACCACTTTCTCTAGCTCTTTCGGTTGCAATTTGTGAAACGTTCATACCTGCATAAGAAGATGATCCTGCTAATCCGACTGCTAAATCTTGGAAGTAACTAGCCGGTAATGCAGCTCTCGCAGGCGATGATCCAGCAGCAGCAGTACTGGAAGGTAAACCAAATTGAGCGTTAATTAACTCTATTTGAGCATTAATTCTATTAATTAAAGATCTAACCTGTATTAAAGCAAATTCTGTAATACTCTTACCAGCCGCCGCCGCTTGCTCTGCAAGTTTTCTTAGAGCCTCTGCAGCTTCCATTTCTGCTAATATTTTCTTAGCCATTGCATCGTTATTATCTAATATTGCTAACTGCGCTTTTAGTTTTAATTTAGTTTCTTCATCGGTTGCTTGATTAAGAGCAGACATTAAACCTATGCGTTCTAAGTCAAATTTCTTACGTAATTCTTCTACGTTCTTATTTTCTAAAGCGTTTTTCTTCTGTAGTAGTAATAATTCTGCAGCCTTAGCCTTCGCTAATTTATCTTCTGTCTGGAATCGTTTAGCATCTATACGCCCGGCGCTACGCTGTTTATTAGCATCTAAAGGCGCCATAGGTCGCTGCTTAGCACCATAACTTGATGCCAAATATAGCAGCGGATTCGCTATTTTTAATAAAGTTTCAGTACTGACTTTATCTAGCCCTGTTACTTTATCGAGTTTCTTTATTAGTGCAGCCATACCGAAAGCTGCATCGGCGATAGTTTGTGCGAAGTACTCCATATCATCGGCTGCATTTTGTATAGAGTTATCTTTAGATAATAAAGTTAAAGAATCTAATAAACCCTTACCTATAATTTCTTTCGCATTTTCCGAAGCTACTGTTAATAGGTCCATCTTTCCAGCATAAGTAGATAATCTAGCTGCTGACTGGCCCGAAAACTTATCGTTAAGTTCGGCCATAATTAAATTCATATCACCTGTTTTTAATAATGTTTTACTAAGGCCTGCACCTAACCTACTTAGCCCAGTGGTATTACCTGAGTATCCACGTGTTAATGCTGCGCTAACTTCGGAAAGTGATTTCCCTGTAGCAGCGCTTATATTTAATGCAGTATTTAGAGCTTCTTGGCTTTTAGTAATTGATCCAGTTACGGTTAATAATTGTTGAAAGGCTGGACGTAATTCATCATCTAATACCCCTGTAGCTTTTTGAAGATTAGATATATACAGCTCTACGCCCGGTGCGCTAAATTGATAGCCCGTATTCTTTAACTGTTGCTCTAATGACTTGGCGGCTTTCTCATCTGCCATAAACGCTTTAACTGCTGTTTTACTAAAATTAGTTAATGCTCTAGCGCTGAAAGCTGCAGCAAAAACTTTAGCAAAACTTTTTATACTTTTTTCAAAAAAAGATACTTGCTTAGTAGCCTGCTTTAAACCTTTATCATTAAAGGTAGATAAAATACTAAATAAAATATTAGCCATTTACGGCCTGCCTAATTTCGGTGCGCCTTTGAAAAGTAGTAGCAGTTTTCTCTAAGGCTTTTAATATATGGCCCATAGCCTTACCCTGCTCTTCGGCTGCAGCTCTAAATATTAAGCGGCCCTTCTGCTTGTAACCTTTATTATTACCGACCATACCTTGCGGCCTAGCATTTACTAGACCCGGCATAGCTGCTATAAATTGTGCGCCTGCATTGGGATTAAGTGAGTGCGAAATTTCTTTATTATTTACATCTGCTTGTAAACCTATCCACGCTGCACCGTTAGGATTTTTACGTCCTGCTGTTTCATAGATAGCGCCGGGCGCGCTGTTATTAGATACATAATTATTAGCTGACCAGCCTTTACTATTACGCTTATTAGCGCCTGCGCTGTATTTAATACCTTCTATTACCTGCTGCTGATTATATTTAGGAAAGGTCCGGTATCTCATTGGGCCAATTAATCCAGCCGATTTAGTCCAGCCTGATAAAACTGCACTATCAGCAGGAGCGTAGCCTCTAGCCTTATCCCTAATTGGAATCATAGCTGCGCGGATCTCGCCCTGTACTTCTTTTAATAAATCTTTATCTACTAGACCTAAGGCTTTTTTC